AGCACTTCGCATTTGACCGCTGGAACTGATGTTGCAAGATCTACAGCTACATAAGTTGCAGATTGTCCGTTGCTCAATTCTGAGATGGCTACATCGTAATACATCATGCGATCTTTTCCTTCACCATACTGATGAAATTCTAAAATATCGCTTGAACCGTCAGTTAAAACAGCGCCGATGCGTCGCTTTACATCATAGCCTGATGGCATTGTAGGTGCGCTTGCACTCAGAGATAGCAATCCAGCAGCACTTTTATGTCGAGTTGAGTCACCGATTAGCCAGACATAGTAAAATGTGCTGGCTGCAACAGAGCCTGTATCAAGTCCGTTTGCACCGTTAACGGTAATATCAACTGTAAGCGCAGAGGCTACAGAAATATCCCAGACGTTGGTTGCATCACGTGCAGCACCTGCGGCGATGGTGATGTTTTCATCATCCGTGCGGTCAAGAGTAAGACCGTAGATATATTCTAAGCCTGCATTTACGATTGGATCATTTGGCATCTTAATTCTCCTAAAGAATTATAAGAATGGGCAGCCAATTAAGACCGCCCATCATTTTTATAAAGGCAACGCAACTTTCATCGCATAGTCAGCGATTAGCTTTTTATCCCATAGGCAATCGTGAACCATACCGCGTGCGTTTTGACCGAATTGGCTACCGAAGTAGGTGCGGATTGATACGCCCGTTTCTGGATCTGTACTAATTGCAGTCGGGAAAGGAACCTCCTCAGGAAGCTTGGGCATCGCTAAATAAAGCGGGTTGCCAGCCATGATCAAACCGCAACGATGAGACGGCAAAACAGTACACTCCATGTTAGCTACAATCGCATTGTTGATGTTTTGGTCTTTTCCAGCAGTCGCCTGCAAAGGTGGATCTATCGTCACAGTAACCTGGGATCCACCAGTACTCGCAGCATCAGCCGAAGCACGGAACTGAACAGGATTTTGCGATTGAACATGACCAATGTAGGTCAAAAAACGCATGTCAGGCTGACCAGAAACACCATCACTAAATTGGAAGCTGTCATTCTCTTTCACAGAATCAGCGTCACTTGCAGCATTACAACCACTGAAAGTAATAGCAGTCACAGCACCCGCTGCATTGGTCGTTGTAGAAACAACCGTCAAGGTTGAACCCTGGATCCCCTCAGTACCAGCGGTATGAGTAGGTAGCAAGTTAGATTGATACCACTCACAGTTGGAGAATTTACCAATCTCCCAGCTATTAGCCTCTCGGTTGTTTCTCTCAAGAGTAAACTGATTCAATCCTGAGTTGACAATATTAGGGAAAGTTAAGTCATCCAAGAAAGCACATGTATCATTTTTAGCTGCACCAAAGTTACGGAAAAATGCAAGTGCCTTAGCTAATTGAAGATAACTTGTCAAAGGCGTAACGCCATCGCCGTAAAAACGATAAGGAGTAGTTTTACAAACCTCGGCAATATTGGACTCAACTTTTGTGCCAAGCTCAATCATTGCTGATTTGCCGAACTTGTCCATATAGTCGCGTACGTTGTAAATGAATTGCTGCGCGCTGAATTCATAAGCCACGGATTCTTCTTGGTTAACCGTCAACGTCTCAACGAGCTGTTCAGCTGATTGAAAAGAGACAACAAGACTGCCTGTGGTCGTGAAACGAGGAGGTCTATCAAAGCCAACAGTAGTGCCTTTTTGACCCTGAATATTCTCAAAGTTTTTGAATTTTGAATTACATTTTGAAAGAAACGCGTATGAGTTAGATAAAAACGCTAAACCGCTATCATTATACGTTTGCACTGCCTGCAAAATATTGTCACTTGTTGCCATTGCATTGGCTCCTTACGAAGTATGAAGTTATGCAACGGCAATGTTGTTAAGCGATTATCCTCGGAGCCAGTCCTGACCCTTTAAATCACTTACACTCATTTGACCGTTGCCACTAGTTCTCGTAGAGGCTTGCATACGGTCAAGGGGCGCATTAGTCTTGCCTCCAGCTTCTTGCTCAAGCGCTGCCTTATTAGTAGCAATGCTTTTACTAAGCTTCTGTAGCGCAGCCTGTGCAGCACCCGGTGAAGAATCGGCAAGTGAATTAATTACACCCAGCTTTTCAGGATTCTTCGACAGCTCATAAAAAATGTCAGCCGCGTTATCCATCTTCTGAGTTAAATAAACAATCCTCGGAAACTCCGCAGGATTGAATATCTTGGTAACATCTTCAAAGTCGTCGTATAGTTCTTTCCCCGATGCCATCTGACCATGATAATTTCTCACAACCTCAGACATATGCTCACTCAATTGACGCTCTTGCATCTCTCTATTAAGCCGTTCCTGAAATTGCTGATATAAACTATCAACGTCAATGTCTCGGGTGTCATCACCACGTGACTCAGCCATCTGCTTTTCACGTTGCAATTCTTCAAGCTTTTGCTGATACTCAGCCTCCGCTTTCTGTCTTGCCGCCGCCTCAGCTCTGGCCTTCGTGCTACCAATTAAACTATTCACCTGTGACTGCGGAATCATCTTCTCTTCTAGCTGCGCACGCGGCTCAGCCTGAGAACTCAATTCCTCAATCGCCTGATCTTCATCAACCATGTAAACCTCTATTTCACTGTTAACCCGTGTGACGGTCAAACCTTGATACGCTCAAGTCGCGCCCATTTTCACCGGATGAGTCCGTTATTCCTGATTAGTCGCCCAGTGCGAATCATTTAATATGACGATTAATATTTAGCACAAATCAATTAATTTATCAATAAAAATTAATATTTACATATCAAATCGGTATTAATACCAATAAATTACTAATTGGTACCAAAGTGGTAGCAAATTAAAACAACATTATTTTCAACCGATTTAATGGGGTTTGGGTTTGACTGTAATTTAATCGGTGAGAATATGCATATGAATGTGGTATGTGGATTTATAATCGAAGCGCAAATTACCCTATATTTTCCCCATTTTCCCCCCTTTTAGTTCGGCATAATCTGTGGTAGCGCATAGCGAGTGAATAGAAGACTAGAAAAGGGAAATAGTGATACAATAAAGCGCTCACCCTCAGTCGGTTTTTCCCCCGATTTTTTCTGATTGATTAGGGTGACGCGGGTAGCAAACGCCCGGCGTAATTAACTGGGCGTGTGCTTTTATATTTCAACTACTCGATAACGGAACCCCCGATAGACCTCAGTGCATCAAGCGCCGTTCTAGCCGTCTCAGCATCTAGCTTAGCCATTTCGGCAAACTGCTCATAATCCATATTACGAATCTTAGCCAGCACCTCAGCTGCTTCTATATCGAGCTTTTCTTGTTTTTGTTGCGCCTCAATCTCTTTAAATTTCGCTTCCATCTGCAATTTCATTGCATCTATTTCAGTTTTTGCGGGTGATTGAGCTTCTTTAGCAACCTTGGCCGTCTCGGCTTGAGAGCGCTGCATTTCTATTTGCATCTGAGCATCTGCCAACTGTGATTGTTTTTGAGCCATCTGACTTTGTATTTGGCTTGCTTGCTGCTTTTCTTTAAGCATGTTTTGCTGATATGCTTCGGCCTTGGCTCTCAGTTGGTCAATTCCCCTGATTTCGAGGTTGTCGAGCAACACTTGTAAGCCGTCTTGGTTCATAAAGTCAGCAAACGCAGGTGATGCCTGCATCAGAGAAACGATTGTTTTGAGCGCCATTTCTTTTTGCATTGCGAAGTTAACGCCGGTTTCAACCTTTACATCTAGCGCATTTGAGTCGTAATTCATATAAATTGGGCTGCTTTGGTCTTTATCTTTATCAGAATACGCAGCAATGTTATCAGTGTTAACTACTACAAATGAACGCTTGCCATCTGGTTTCATGATAGGCAATGTCCGTGGGGTGCGATAGTATTTTGGTATCAAGTCAACTAAAACTTGAGCGATGCGATTCAGCCCTTTAATGTAACCGACGATATAAGGCATGCTTGCGCTATTACTTTGCATAGCGCCTAGCGCAATTGCTGCGCCAGAGATTTCTTGTTGCTGATTACCTAGGGATAAATCATAAGAGCCTAGGATGACCTGCGTCATCTCATCAGACATCCTGAACGTGTTGGTAATTTCTGGCGGGATAGGCGGTCTGACAATCTCCTGGGGGGGCGGCAATACCTTTTCAGGATCATTTTCATAAAAGTTATTATAAATTAATGTATTTGGTACTTGGTGCTGGGTGTATGCTTCCAGATATTCTGTTGGGATAGCCTCTTTAGCTACTTTAAATTTATGCTGAACAAGGTTTTCTAGTTCGTTGGCTAAGCTTTGTCCTGCAAAGTTTTTTAGCTTTTGGATACCTAATGCGTGATAGACGTAGGGTCTAGTCATTTGATAAGAGGCATCATTTTGTTTAAGCATCACGCTATTGCCGTCGATAAAAATGAGGGGCAGGTGTTTAAAATCTGTTTCTTTGTAGTCAAGAACGCCGTTTTCGCATAAGCGGTAGCGTTCAATTCGTTCAAAATCAGTTTTTCTATTGTTAACAACGACCGGTGCTGCCTCAAATTTTCCGCTCATTTCCCAATCTCTTAGAAGCTCATCACGCTCTTTCTCTGTGTATGTTTTGCCATCACTCATCTTGTAGATGTTTTCGGTTTTCTTTACTTTCTCGAAGTAATCACATACTAGCACCACTTCCTCGCGTTCATTTTTGTATGACCATCCAAACCCGCTCGTCACATTTTTTTGGAATTTAAGTGTGTCTGCCTTGGCTTTACCATAGAGTTGAATGAATTCATCTTTGGTCATTGGGTATAGTTGAAAGCAAAAGCGCCCGTCGCCTTTGTGTGAATCACGCGCTAGCGGGTCAAATCCGCAGAGTGTTGGGTCAAAAACACGATTCACATAAATATTTTTCTCAAAGCTTGATTCGCTGGCGTAATCTGGGTATATCTCTACAGTTGAGAAGCCCCCCGCTAATAAATCTGAATACACATCATATTGGAGCTTATCGTTGTTAGCGTCGAATAAAATAGACCTTAAATGCGCCTGCACTACATCAAGTGTGGGGCTTAAGTCTTTCAAATCAACGAGTGGGACGCCATCAGCGGCTCTTACATATAGCGCGGGTTGTTGTTTAGCAAATTCACCGCGTAGGCGTGACAAGAAGCTTTCGAGCATATTAAATTCAATAGTTGGCTTGCCCGTTTCTTTGAGCTGTATTATGTCATCAACTGTTAATGAGCTTTTGAATACATATGTTGAGAAATCTTGAAATCTCTGATAGTTTTCTTGGAAGTATTGATATGCATTTTCAATAGATTTTTTGATGTCATCTAGTCTTTTTTTATGTTTTTCGGCAAGTTTAGCCATGAGTACCACTCCGTCGGTTAATTTGTTTTAGCATGTTTGCTCGCAATGCTTCCATTTTCTTGGCTTCGCCTAACGCAACATCAGAAATGCTTCCGACTTGCTTTTCAATGAAAACTAACTGTATCGCATCTGCCAGGGTATCAGCAATGTCGTCGAACCTATGCGTGTCATTAGCTGTAATTTTAGACAAATGAGACAAAAACATATCTTTATGTTTCGCATTTTCGTTAATTGATACGAATTTACCCGCGACATAGTACTGTGAGCGCAAGAAACGGTCAGATTTAGACCCACTGTTTGCATTGCGCGGAATATCCTTAATCACAATCCCTCTTATATCCTTTAGCACAGATAAAAGCGTAGTACCCGTAGATTTCTTCTCAATCGCTGCCATGCGCGGGGGCACAGTAAATCGGTTACCTTCTGCCCAGAAATCCAAAAAGCAGTCTCTTAAATCTTTTGGTTCAACACGAAGCTCAACGCAATCGATAGAATGTAAGCCAAGCTGGCCAGTTTTTCTACCAAATGATTCAATTTCATAGACGCCCCAGAAGCTGAACACTGTTGCATCGTTGTAGTTTTTAGACGTCTCAGCTGTATCAGCCGTGATAAATGTTTCGGTTATATATGGGTACTCTTCGGTTTGCTCAATCCACTCCGGCTTAAATACTGCGCCGCCTGCGGGCAATGGGTCTTGTTGATATTGCGAAGCGAACACGTAAGGTGATTTTTCACGTAAATCAATTAAGTAATCTTTCGAGTGAACCTCTGGGTATAAAGCATTTTCTGCATCATCTAGGCCTTTCATAATGATTTGTCGCCATGGTTTCACGTCTTTTCCTGACATAAGAAAAGCTGCTAGGTCTGCTTCGTGGACGCGTTGACCAATGAAAACGATGGGGACGTTTTTACCCCGTGGTCGTTGGCGTATGGTTTCTTCATAGTTACTAATGACTGACTCACGCTTAACATCTGAGTGTGCGTCGTCTGGTTTGTGTGGATCATCGATTATCACGGCGCCGCTGAATCTATCGAGGTTAGGTAAGCCTGCGTCACGCCCTGTAATTGAGCCAGATGAGCCGAAGGCAGCTACAAAGCCACCTGCCTCAGTTGAGAAATGGTCTTTCGCGCGTGAATCAGAAGAGATTTTTACGCCGAACAGATATTCATATAAGTCAGATGTCATTATTCGTTTAATAAATGCTGTATGTTTAGAGGCGAGGCTATGAGAATAAGATATGTAGATAAAGTTGCTGTCTGGGTATTGAGCCATACACCAGGCGATCCACATGCATACTGACAGGGTTTTACCACTTCCGGGTGGTATATTAATCATTAGATTTTCGCCGTTGTGCTGCATTCTTGTGAGTGCAGTTAACTCACGATAGATAGTTATCATGTGAGGTTCGCGGCTTACTGGGCGTGATTCGATGTAATCGCGTTGTGTTATGTATTTTAGAAAGAATTTAGTGAATTCGGTTAGGCTGCCTAAAAGCTTAGCGGCCGTTTCGTCACGTTCTTGAATTGCATCCATGCGTTTCGCCTTTAGTGATCTCTTTTATTCTTCTCCAAAAGATTCTTATTTACTTCACTTAATTCTCGGGATATCCTGTCTTGTGATTCAGTCTCAGCAACCTTGTCGGCAGTACGCCAACGACCGCGGGTTTTGAGCCAAAATATTTGCGCGCTAAGGTCATCTCCTTCGGTCGCTTTTCTGTATAATTTGTTTGCTACAGCTGCATTAGCTTCGATTCTTGCTGTCTCTAGCTCTCTTTTATAATGCTTAGCTAGTGTATCAGCGCATATGTTTAGAAATAAAGCTATTTCTTCTTGAGTATGCCCGAAGCTATAAAGTGCAGATACTTGATGCTTAGTTTTATCTGTCGGCTTGTGGTTTTTATCTCCCTTCTTTTTAGTAATCATTCTGCACTCCTCTTGGTTTGTATTCCCAACTTGATATCATTCTGAAAGTAGAATCATGCATACCTTTCTTTTTTTTCGTTTGTTTCCTACCTCTTCCATATGATGAGCATATCCAATCGGGGTTTTTCTTTCGTGAAGCAATCAAGGCGGGTGAGCTTGTAGTTTCCAAATATCTAAAACCGTTATCTATATACATTTTAGCTATTGCTGTTGAAAAGGCAGACCCAACGCCTATACCTTGATAATCGGGTAGAACTACCAAACGGTGACTAATCTTGAAATTTTTAACAATTCTATTCGGAAAGTGTAAAACACTCTGAAACGCACATAATTCACCGTTTAGCGTTCCAACGAATACTTTTGCTGAATTATTGTGGTTACCACTTAAATAATGATGCTTTCTAAAAATTTTCCAAAATCTGTCTTTTTCGTTAGTTTGGTATATTTTGAGGCACATTTCGGGCTTTTTTTTTCAGCCTCAGACTTCACGAACTCCATATTATCAGTATTAAATACCCAGTCAGGCATTAGCCAGTCTTCTACGTCGTTATGACAAGTAACTGCGATGAATTTTTTATTTAATTTCCTGATAGCTTTCTGCACAGCAAAAGAGCCGACTTTTGCGATATTTCTATCAACGACGCTAGTAAACTCATCAAATACAATCAAATCTTGGTTGCTCAAAATAGCCCTGGCTAAATCGACGCGCATTTTCTCTCCGTTACTTAGCACTTGATAAGGCTTTAGCCAGCTTGGTGGGCTAGAGAATCCAACAGAATTAAACATTTTTGTTATTTCTTCAACTGTACAGTGCTCTGGCATGTCATCTAATATTGATTTTTCAGAGTATTCAAAGCCTGAAAAGTAGGTGTCACCAAACAATTGCTTTGCGATAGTTGTTTTGCCTGTACCTGATTTACCTACAATCAAGCCTATCTGCCAATCTGTGTCTATATCAAGAGTGCCTTCAAACCTCTCCTTTATGCTGCTTGCCTTGATATCAAACCTACTGATTACAGCTGATACTCGGAATGTTTCATCGATTGATGATTGCTTTACAATGTCAAAGCTCGGCACTTTAATCCTCTCTTTATCATTTCGTTATATATTTTCTCTTGCTCTTGTTCGCTAATGCATTCAACTTCAACAAGAAGCTTATTAACTATGGAGTCACTCAAGTCTTTTTTGGCGCTAAAATTTGCATTCTCGTCGCTAAACATGTTATCTATTTCTTGTGATGAAAATCCAGTAAATTCAACGTCAAACCCTGATTCTTTGAGTGCTGTAACTTCGCTCCTTAATAAATCCAAATCCCACTCTGAATCTAGAGCTAGCTTATTGTCAGCTATAATATAAGCTCTTTTTTGGTTGTCGGTTAAATCAGTTAAAACGACGCATGGGATTTTATCTAAACCTATCATTTTGGCAGCTTCTATTCTGCAATGACCTGCAATAACATTTTTGCTAGTGTCTATAAGAACAGGGTTAGTAAAACCAAATTGTTTTATTGAATTAGCTATGCGCATGATTTGATCATTACTATGTAATCTAGGGTTGAATTTATAAGAAATTAAGTCAGCTACACGCTCTAGCTTGCTTTCATAATGCTGTGTATGTTTTTTCTTAGCCATAAGCTGCTCCAAAAGTGTCTTTATAATACCGAAATTTAGTCAATCAGCATGCTGGTGTTCTTTGCTAGTCTTCTCTTTCTTTGGCCTTCCTCTGCGCTTCACCCCTATAAGCTCATTTGTAAGCTCGGGCTTTGGTATCGTTATCATTTTTTCGCCCAAACAAAGCGGGCACTTTACTTCTACGCCACCGCTATCAATAAGAGAATATCCTGAGCCAGATTTATATACTTTTCCCCTTCCTCGGCATCTGAAGCACCTTTTCGTAGACATCAATTCAATCCTTTTCACTATAATGTGTTGATATCATAGCTGTAAAACGGTTTTACTACAATTATAGTTGACCATTAAGCAATGTTTGTTTAGAATTGCCGTAGTTTACAAGGGGAATTTTATGGAACAAACAAAAACGAGTTATGAAGTTATTGAATTAAGAAAACGTTTATCAGCTTATGAGGCGCTTGTTGAGTATTTAAAGCTTGACTTATCTCATGTTGAGAATATCAATAAAATTCTTGAGCAACGCGTTGATGAATTGCTTACTTCAAAATCTAAATCTGCGAATTCACATGATATTGCAGATGTAACTAAAGAAGCTATTAAGCCTTATACATGTGCTCCAATTGAAGAGCCATGCGAGCTTTCTGCGTTTACAACGCCTACTTGCGTCAAAAGCATGTCAGAAGTTGGCATCAACAGCTTATCTGATTTACTCGAAAAAACCGAGCAATGGCTGCTTGATAACGTAAAAGGCTTTAAAGAAGGCCGCTTAAATCAGCTTAAGAATAAATTAAAAGCCAAGGGCATGAGCTTGTCGCGCGGCTAATATTGAAGGGGATAGATTATGGAAATCAAGCTTGCAGATGCGTTGTTACGGCGCAAAGAGTTACAAGAAAAGGTTAAGTTGACTGGAAATTTCAGGAATTCAGATTTATACACTACTAAAGTAAAGCGTGTTAAGGTGTCTGATGGTATTGATGAGGTGACGGCTGACATTCCAACGTTAGAGTTGAATGAGGTGACAGCTGAGCTTGATTTTTATTCTCAGCAGCTTCGCAAGATTGATGCGGTGATTCAGCAGGCCAATTGGGCTACTGATGTATCTGTTGATAATGATGCTATGTCAAATTACGATGAAAGCACTTCTCGTAAAAACAGAGTAGAGCGAATTAAGCGTGAAAAGGCTGAATAGGGGTTAATGAAAAAACGAGGGCGAGCAACAAAGGCTTGCTGGTTTGCCTTTAAAAACCATGGCATTGTGCAATGTCGTAGCATGTAGATCTTTAACTCAGACGGTTAGAGTGCAATCCTGATAAGATTGATGTCGGGGGTTCGATTCCCCCAAGGTTAGATAGAGCCAACATATGGTTCGCAACTTAACTTATAATATCTTAATTGCTAACATCCACATTTTTATGATTACATCCGAATGCTTGAAAAACTGTAGCCCGAATGTGATAACTTAAAATTACCAAGTTGCTGACTCGTTTTTTCTCTTTCATTAAAATAGAAGCTCCCTATATTCGTCATGCTCAAACAGATTTAAATCTTAAATAACAACGAGAAGCTGAAACGCATTCAGCCCCAGACCAAAACTGACCCCCACACCAAGACCGAGAAGAACACCGAAGCTTAAAACCACAAACAGACCCAGACCAAAGCCAAGAATGAGACCAAGTTCTAGATCTAGACCTAGGCCTAGGCGCTATATGCTTTAAACAAACATTGCTCATTATTTCCCCTTACGCTTAAACAGATCGAAGCCCTTAATAACAACGAGAAGCTAAAACGAATTGAGCCATCTTTAAATCACCTATTACTAGACCAAGACCCAGACCCAGACCCAGACCAAGACCCAGACCAAGACATAGACCAAGACCCAGACCTAGACCAAGACCCAGACCAAGACCTAGACCTAGACCCATCCCCAGACCAAGACCTAGACCAAGACCCAGACCTATACCTAGACCCAGACCTATACCTATACCTATACCTATACCTAGACCAAGACCTAGAGCTTATTAAATTATTTAAACAAATAGCACTCATTACTTCATATCACATCACTCGGAAGCTTATGAGTCCAGACAGTCGCATCTATAATCGCAGTACGATTTACAATGACATCATTAACAAATGGTTCTACCTCACTCAATTCACCCGTTTTAAGCGCATTATTAAATCTTCCCGTATCAGCGACCCATGATGCTTCTTCCATGAGAATTTCATTTTGGTTAACCGATTTAAGCCGACCAACAACATACATTGTCACCGTTCTAATAAAATAAGATTCGCCAATTTTCCACAACGAATCTTGTGATTTTTTTGGCTCCATCGCTTTAACGAGATTTATCAAATCACTTACTTTAATATCATCTAACATTTTCATTTCTCCTTTGTGATGCTCATGATAACTTATCTCTATTTCTTTTAATCATTTCAATCTTTTTCTCAATATCCGATGCTGTATCAGGGTCTTGTATTCCTATAAGAGACAGAATAATATTTTCTATTTTTTCGGCTGAACCCTCCCCCCATTCTTTTTCGCAAGTTTTCACCCACCGGTGATATTGTGATATTACTTCTGTAGCTTTGTCGCTCATTTCATTAAACCTCAATCATCTTTAACTAAATTCATTTAATCAAAATACTTGCCAAAAGTACCATTATGACGAATTTCTCCTATTCGGGGTTTCGTTGTTTTTTCAAATTCGGAAATGCGTCGCCATAAGCACGATTATAATGATTCCTAAAAGCTGCGTGAGATAAATAGGTAATAAGAACAAGCGCCGTATTATTCTGACAACCGAGAAGCTTTGCAAGCTCAGATGAAGCGCGCTTTAGTAAGTCATCAAATGATATTTCACCATCTTTCCGTGGATCCCATCTGTTAATGAAACTTATCAATTTATTTAACTCATCTTCTTTAAAATTAATATTTTCTAACGTCATATTAAAACCTCATCATCTTCCAATAAATCCAACAAACACCCATCAACATAAACGGTAATGCTATGTATGTACTCATCACATCAATAAACTGAATAATTAAAATCAATGATGAACCCAGCAATAAATAAAGCACAGCTTTAACCCACTCGCTCTTAGCACGTGAAATCAAATGACCCCAAACATAAAAAAACATAAAACTTATAAATGCACTAGCGCATACATTCATCAACACATTCAAGATGCTCACTCCATGCCTCATTTAATATTAATTTGTCTCTATCATGATTCGTTACCTTAGCCATCATATCAGCACCAAAATGCATTAGCTCAAACTTACCCCATTGCCTAAACGCAGGCTGATAGCTCAAATAATCACGATAAAATAAATCAGTTCTTGGATTACCAAATTCATTAAATCGCTTCACTTGCCGTGTCGCAGCCCTGAAGCTCACTAGCAGATCAACAGTGTCATACAGGTTGCTGCCGGTCTGTGCGCGTATATAGCCGGCCTTCTTTCCCTGCCATGTCTCTTGATAATCATTGTATGATTTTGCTAAAAGAAATGTCCCAAGTGCCCACCCAACAGCGCCACCACCAAATGCAGCCACACCCGCTACAGTCTGAGTACCGAGCGACACCATGCCGATTGTGCGCACAATAAATTCAGTGTTGCTGCCGCCACAATGACGATTCCAAGACATTAAATAATGCAAATCTTCAGTATCAGTACAGCTAATCATCGAGAATCCCAGGTGTCTTGAGCAGCTATGTTTCCATCGTGATATAACACTTCAATTTTTTCAAATGAAATTGATATTGCTTCCATGTCTTGTTTTGATGATTCAGAATCGATGATAGGCGTTATAGACACAACGCGAACACCGCTCATCGTATATGTGTAATAAATTTCTTCACGCCCTTCCTCGCCCGTTCGATACAAATCAAGTCTCGCAACAGGCAACCTGATCCCTTTCGTACATGCTTTGAATAAAGCAGGACTAGCACAATCAATCTTTTTAACAAAAGTCATCGGCTGATGACGCCTCGTACTATGCGTCTTGCCCGTTTGAGAATCAATCTGTCTGCCGACATTATAATTCACTTTATAAATCTCAATGCACCCTTCGCGATCTAACACATAACTAGAACCCTTAATTAGCTCATCATTAGAATCAACTAATGTCATGTAAGAAACATTGCCCATCACTCATCCCCTTTTTTATCTAAATGCCCACACGACTTAAAAACCCGCAATTCTTGCAAAGCTTAACGATATTATTGCGATGCTTATTCAACATACTTATCAAAACTTACAAATGGAACAGCACCACCTCCCATTATCTTAGGCACATCACCATTCCATTTGTTAATAGCCTCTAAATCAATCACCCTCGGATTACTAGAAATCGCTTCACCGCGTATCTTAATCGCATCAGCCTCAGCTTTAGCTCGCATAGTAATCGACGTGCTCTCGCCGCGCGCTTGCTCGATCATCTTGTCAGCTTCAGCCTTCGCCGTAGCTATCTCGTTCTGTCTCTGCTGCGATAACTGCGTCGCTTGTATCTTAGAATGTATCGACTTACTCACAACTTCTGGCAACCTAAGCTCACCAGCCCAGTAAACTTTCTCAATAATAATTCCCAGCGGCGCTACCTGCTCGGATACTTCACGCTGAACAGATGTAATTAAATCAGCTTTTCCTCGACCATAAACCGTTTCAATCTGAAGAACAGAAGATTGATTAATCAAAGAATCACGCACAATGTTTCTTAAATAAATGTGCGTTATTTCATTAATGCCTTTCCTGTATTTCTGAAAAATATCAGGTATCTTGCTCGGGTCAATGTGATAAATAATACCAACATCTGATGATACATCTAACCCCTCCGCCGTCTGAAACCGAATCGCTCTCTTGTTACCCTCAGTCCAAACATAAGTTTGCGTAAAAGTCGGAAATAAAAATAAATCCTGGTTCCAACCAATAAAATAACGTCCAGGTGACAATATCTCAGTGTCAACACCACGCTCCTTTCCCAAAAGATAAACCTTTACGCCAACATTCCCCGTTGGAACCTTAGAGCACGAAACCAACAACGCAAGCGAACAAATACCTAATGCTTTTTTCATTAATAAATTTCCCCTTCAACATGCTCATGACAAGAAACCGACCCACTTGTTAGCCCTTCCCATACCACTGCTGATAGCCCCAAACCAAGCATGAATAAAATCCATACCAGAAATAACAACATAATCTTTAATAAAATGTCTTCAAGAAAACCCATTCTAACCCTTCCCCCTTTTACTTTTTTTAAAATACTTGCTTAAAACTCGTAAAAGCATGACGATATAAACACCCGTTAGCACAACAAGCAAATAAGCAATAACAACACCAACCATGCCACTATTGTTTATGAAATAAGGAATCCAAATCGCAAAATCAAAGAAAACTAACATCGGCGCGCCTAGCGCTAAAAGACATAATATATAAAAATCTGTTTTGTTTCTTTTCATAAATAAACCAAACAATTAACCCAAAGTTGACACAATAATCGCACATCTTTGCGCGAATATCAAGCCCTTTTTGTGTAAAACCCCGGTCTTGTTTGGTTGTGTAACTTAGCCATCTGAAAGGTATCTACGATCGCATTAGCGATTGCGTGCGGTGCAGATAGATATTCTTCTATGTCATATTGAAATGTAAGGTCTCTTTCTGAAAATATCGTAATCATCAGATCATGCTTTTCATCAATATCAAATGCCATAAAAATATCTTCATAATTTAGATTCAGTCTCGCGCACAAAATAGATCTTAAATCATCAAGCATGTGCGTTATCAAGCTTCTTGTTATATCGATTCTCATAACTAAATCTCAGCAAGCCTTCACAGTATCTCTTTTTTTTTATTCTTCTCGCATCTTCTAATATCTTCTCTATATCTCTTATCAGTTAGATCTTAAATATAAGATCTAAGATCTTAAATATAATATTGTATTAATTAATAACACTTGACCAGAGTTAGAGAGAGGTTTTGAGCACAAGAAAGCCTAAGGAATCAGTCACTTGACTAGACTCGCCCGACTTGTGCTCACTTGACCGTCATTGTCGATCGGCTTCTCGCACTCGAAAGCTTTCACATCATGATGATGCCCCTGCCACAGACTTTCGATACAGACCCTGTTGTCACCCGGCAACTT